ACCTCTTTCAAAATCATCAAATTGGTTAGTTCCAAAATCTTCAATATCAGGAACTTTGGGTCTTAAAATCCAACTTAAAAATAAACTTACACCAATACCAACTATAGGATTTGAAATAAACTTAGGTATTATTCTAATAATTGGTTTTATAATTTTTTTTATTATACCACCCATAACCAACTATCCTTTGTATTCTGTTTCATAATTTTTCTTATTTTATTATCATTATCTAATCTTGCCCAATGTATAGTTTTATTTAATCCTAATGTTTTAGCACTATTATTTTTAAGCCAACTCATTATTTGTCTTATGTTTTTTGTAGCAATAAAATCTATATGCAACATTATATTTCCACAGTTCCAATTTTCAATAATTCCTGTTTTTAAAAAGTAATCTTCTGTTTGTTTATTAACAAATGCCCAATTAGCAAAACCATAAATACCATTATCTTCAAATAGTTTATATTGATTATTATTTACACATTGTATTAAATGCTGATATATTTCTTCCTGAGTATTATCTTTGTATCTATTAAATGATTGGTAAAATTTTATTATTTCGTTTATCATTCTCTACCCCATTTAATATCTAATACAGATTCACTAGCAAAATCCATACCTTTATCTGCACTAAAAAATCTTTGTTGTGATGTATTATTAGTTTTACGACCATTCTTTTTATT